GTATATGACGATCAATACGATGTTTATGCTTGGAATATCCAACCAAGATCAATACTACAAGATTTGTTAGCTGTATTAGAAGAAAATTAATATATTAAGTTTCTGGAACTGCACTGTATTGAGTTAAGAACAAAGATTCCTTTTTAGTCTTTAGTGTAACACCACATTTATATTGTCTTTCAAATTGCACTGTAATAGGATTAGTTGTAGTTGTACGAATCAACTCTTCTAACGCTACAGTCTGTGATCTACCAATAGCAGTAGTAAAGTAATCAGCACCATTAGTAGTGCCAAAGGCCAATGCACTCATATTTTTACAAATACGATTCACTCTTCCTTTAACAGTATAAGCAATATAACATGATTTAATAGCACCTGGTTGAACTGCAATTTTGCTTGACTTATTACAATTCACAAAGTACTTGGGATTGGGTGGTTCTTCATACTGAAAAGTTCCAGTCAACCCAATGCCGGTTCCGCCAAACGCTTGCAAACCATCACGTTGCATACGGGAAATAGGAATATTCAATATACCAGTTGGACTGGTATCAATAGTTCGCAATCTGGGATCAGCGCCTGTATGGTTATATAATACACCATGTAAAGGTTGAACATCAACACGATCAAGATCTCCTAATTCACCTTCAGTTGCTTCGGCGCCAGACGTTCTATTTTGGACTTTCAAATGAGAACTCATATGAATCTCCATACTTTCTTGTCTTAGATTCAACTCCGCTACAATTCGGGGAGTAGAACCAACAACACCATTATCATTCAAATACAATCGCATTTTATGAGGTTCATTCTGATTTTGATTAGCCATAAACTGTAAAAACAGAGCATTTATAGCTGACCAGTTAGTAGTTAAAGTTGTAATGCTTTCATCCTCAACTGTATCATAAGCAACAGTTGTTTCAGCACCTGTTATTGGATTAATATGAGTAAAATCCAATCTAAAACCAAGTGAACTTGTTGGACTAGTCAAAGGCAATTCTTGCAAACGACTATTAACGGCAATACCAGCTTTTTGAAATATCTTACGATATAACGCTCCAAGCATAGTACGAACTTGTACATCCAAATTCCATGTGGAATGTTGAACGTATATACAATGTGGATCAGTTATAGCTGCAAACTTCTCTTCAGTACTATGATAACCTTTGGCCATTGCTTTAGTTTCCATTGTCATACGATTAGCCCGTGGCTTTTTAAACCTTCCACTCCACAAACCTCGACCGAAACTTACGTTTCGATATACGTTTTGCGACATTAGTTTCCTAGCAGTCTTATATCCGCTATACGCTCCACTAAGACCGCTAGACATATAACCAGCAGCAGCACCAGCCATAGTTCCAACTGTACGCTGGGTTGGTGTAAACATTGGTTGACTGCGAGAGCGACTCCGATAACCACTCGAACGAGAACGAATCGAGAAAGCGCTCAATCCTCTTCGTCTCTTGGGAGAACGAGATCTAGAATACGATGAAGCACGTCGAGATCTGCGACCTCTGGATCTTGATCTACTTGCCATTAATTTAGGAAAGAATTTTTATTAAAAACCATCAAATATAGTAATTTCCAACCTACGCAACAACGCATTAACTGTTTCGCTGTCAATGTCCTTAAACCATTCACGAGGATGCAAATTACTAGTTATCCATATCTTTTCTGCTACCAAGCAAGTGGCTGATCCTTTGATCTCCACAAGAACTGGGTAGCGATCGAGCCATCTAAGAATATGGGAAATGTCGATAGCTCCTCGAAATTCATCAATAACAACGTGCTTTTGATTCCTGTAGCCATCCCAGAACTTTGTTCGGGGATCCTTAGGGTAAGCATCCAAACCCGCTTCTGCCCAAGCTCTGCGGGATTTACCTGTTCCAGTTTTACCACAGTAGACAACGCAAGATCGTTCCACAGCTGGAGGCAATGCAAAGTCTGCTGCAATTGTCCGTATGGTCCTGTAATGTTGTACACGCACGTCGGGCGGAATTTCCAAAATCTTTCCTCTGCTGGCAAGATCCCAAATCCTGTCCCAGTCCTTGGACTCATTTCTTTTAATGGGCAATTGTCCGAACTCGAAAGGCTCTCCGATTCGAGTTTCTTCTTTCCACACGTACTCGTTGGCTGCTGAGGTTCTGGTGAGTTCGCAATGGGCTCTCCCTCCAAACATCGTACGCACACTTGTCCTACTTCCTTTTCTTGCCAACACAGCGAGCACCTGATAGTGCCGAAATCCCCCTTCACCTTCTTCGAGTTGTCCTTTAACATATTTGCATCCTTCTGGAAGGCTAGGCTGGAAGTCCTCTTCGGGAATGGTGAGTAACCAGTAGATTCCTTGTCTTCTTTCACCCATTCCGTAAAATAGTCAGATGGATCTGTATCCATTTATAGTGATCTACCACGAGGGACTGTGTCCTTTTATATTAAATGCGGATAAACCACATTGGTCACATGAGTGAGAATTTAATTAAGAAGTGAGAACCCGCGTCTGTAATGTAATACTGAATTCTCATAAGAATTCTGAGTGCATTACAGACGCTTGGGTTCTATGTGGTCACTAGAGTGGTCCTGGCCGGGCAAAGATGCCCCACAAGCCCCTTCGGGTTGTGGCTCAATTTGCTCCGGAATTTATAAAGTTTACCTAGGGTTTTTGCAACTAGTGTGTAGATGTGCAGGGCTCACTCCTCCTAGTCCTTAGCACGCTCGAGTTCAGTCTCGGACTAAAGGGGATCCCACCTTCGGAGGGCCCCAACCGAGACTAGAACTCTCCAGTGCAGGCCTCGATGTCGTTCGGGTGAGCCATATGTAGAGTAGATCGGTAGAACATTCTTAGATTTTTTTCGATCTCAATTCTGCAACGTGTGCGGGTCTGCCGTAAACGTGATTATACGGGACCTTTCTATAAATACAGCGAGAATTCGCTCCATTTTCTCATCAATGAACGTTGCAGATATTACTCCTCCTCGCACTGCCACTCCTGCCAGCACTGTGTCAATAACACCAAACACTCCAATTGGATTTCTCATTGGTGTTCAAGTAAATACTCCTACAAGACCTGATATCATTATTGGGGTATATGACGATCAATACGATGTTTATGCTTGGAATATCCAACCAAGATCAATACTACAAGATTTGTTAGCTGTATTAGAAGAAAATTAATATATTAAGTTTCTGGAACTGCACTATATTGTGTCAAGAACAAAGATTCCTTTTTAGTCTTTAAAACAACACCACATTTATATTGTCTTTCGAATTGAACTGTAATAGGATTAGTTGTAGTTGTACGAATCAACTCTTCTAACGCAACAGTCTGAGATCTACCAATAGCAGTAGTAAAGTAGTCTGCACCATTAGTAGTGCCAAATGCCAATGCACTCATATTTTTACATATACGATTAACCCTTCCTTTAACAGTATACGCAATATAACATGATTTAATAGCACCTGGTTGCACTGCAATTTTGCTTGACTTATTACAATTTACAAAGTACTTAGGATTAGGTGGTTCTTCATACTGAAAAGTTCCAGTCAAACCAATCCCAGTTCCGCCAAAAGCTTGTAAACCATCGCGTTGCATACGAGAAATGGGAATATTCAATATACCAGTTGGACTAGTATCGATTGTACGCAATCTGGGATCAGCGCCTGTATGATTATATAAAACACCATGTAAAGGTTGAACATCAACGCGATCAAGATCACCTAATTCACCTTCAGTTGCTTCCGCACCAGAAGTTCTATTCTGAACTTTCAAATGTGAGCTCATATGAATTTCCATGCTTTCTTGTCTTAGATTCAACTCCGCTACAATTCGTGGAGTGGATCCAACAACACCGTTATCATTCAAATACAACCGCATTTTATGTGGTTCATTCTGATTTTGATTAGCCATAAATTGTAAAAACAAAGCATTTATAGCAGCCCAGTTAGTAGTTAAAGTTGTAATGCTTTCATCTTCAACTGTATCATACGCAACAGTCGTTTCAGCCCCAGTTATAGGATTAATATGCGTAAAATCCAATCTAAAACCAAGAGAACTTGTTGGACTAGTCAAAGGCAATTCTTGCAAACGACTATTAACAGCTATACCAGCTTTCTGAAATATCTTACGATATAAAGCTCCAAGCATGGTACGAACTTGCACATCCAAATTCCAAGTAGAATGTTGAACGTATATACAATGTGGATCAGTAATGGATGCAAACTTTTCTTCGGTACTATGATATCCTTTGGCCATTGCTTTAGTTTCCATAGTCATTCGGTTGGCTCGTGGCTTTTTAAACCTTCCACTCCACAAACCTCGACCAAAACTAACGTTTCGATACACGTTTTGAGACATTAATTTCCTAGCGGTTTTATATCCGCTATACGCTCCACTAAAACCGCCAGACATATAACCAGCAGCAGCACCTGCCATAGTTCCAACTGTGCGCTGCGTTGGTGTAAACATTGGTTGACTACGCGAACGACTCCGATAACCACTAGAACGAGAGCGAATCGACAAAGCGCTCAATCCTCTTCGTCTCTTTGGTGAACGAGATCTTGAATAAGATGATGCACGACGAGATCTACGACCTCTGGATCTTGATCTACTTGCCATATTTTTAGTAAAGAATTTTTATTAAAAACCATCAAATATAGTAATCTCCAATCTTCGCAACAAAGCATTTACTGTTTCACTATCAATATCTTTAAACCAATCACGAGGATGAAGATTACTAGTTATCCATATTTTCTGTGCTACCAGGCATGTGGCAGATCCTTTGATCTCCACAAGTACTGGGTAACGATCAAGCCATCTGAGAATGTGGGAAATGTCGATAGCTCCACGAAATTCATCAATGACAACGTGCGATTGATCTCTATAACCATCCCAGAATTTGGTCCGGGGATCTTTAGGGTAAGCGTCCATACCCGCTTCCGCCCAGGCTCGCCTTGATTTACCTGTTCCAGTTTTACCACAAAACACAAAGCAACGTCGTTCCATAGCTGTAGGCAATGCAAAGTCTGCTGCAATTGTGCGTAGGGTCCTATAATGCTGAACTCGAATGTCTGGTGGAATTTCGAGTAACTTTCCGGAACGGGCAAGATCCCAAACTCTGTCCCAGTCTTTGGGCTCATTTCTTTTAATGGGCAATTCTCCGAACTCGAACCGTTCTCCGACTCTTGTTTCTTCTTTCCACACGTAGTCCCCTGCTGCGCTTGATCTTGAAAGTTCACAAAATGCTCGCCCACCAAACATCTCGCGCACACTGGTCCGACTTCCCTTTTTGCTAAGCACTGCGAGCACCTGATAATGTCTAAATCCTCCTTCACCCTCTTCCAACTGTCCTTTAACATATCGGCATCCTTCTGGAAGGCCAGGCTCGAAGTCCGCTTCGGGTACGGTGAGGAGCCAATAGATCCCTTGTCGTCTTCCTTCCACCATTCAAATGTGTAAGGATCTGTCTCCATTTATACTGATCTATCACGGGGGACTGTGTCCTTTTATATTAAATGCGGATAAACCACATTAGTCACATGAGTGAGAATTTAATTGAGACTGAGAACCCGCGTCTGTAAGTAATATTGCGTTCTCACCTGTGGAGTTCACTTGGGTGTTACAGACGCTTGGGTTCCATGTG